AATGAAATTGCTAGCGAAGGCCCAACAGATTATGTATGATAAGATAGGAATTCATGAATTTGAAACGGAACCAAGTATAATTACTATGAAAGACTTGGACGGACTTTACCTGGGATCATCAGGGGGATTAGAGCCACCGGAAGTTAGAAATATTCGGCTCAACTCAGGAGAAAGTATCCGTGTTTCATCAAATGGATTGAAGATTACTAAGCTGGAAAGTGATTTGGAAAATGTTATTCAACTTATAGAAAAAGATATTGAATTCATGGTTAGTTATTCTAACACGCCTAAGGATGAAAATTTTCACTATGGTGGGGAGAAACAAGCAGATGATGCGGCTTGGGAAAAAGCTCAAAGTAAAGTTCGCATTTTCACAGTCCCGAATAGTCCCTTTCTAATTGCAAATCGTTTAGTAGTGAAAATACGTCATCTAAAAGAAAGAGGCCATATTTGTATTGGTCATAAGTGGCCTAAAGGAGGTATGGACAGATTAGCAAAACTTCTAGGAATAGATTTATCCAATTGTTGGAAATTTATAATAGTGGAAGGTGATATTGAGAAACTTGACCAGTCCATATGGGCGATCTTTGTAATGATTTATTACTCATTTGGCCTGATTCATGAGCGATCAGATTCATTTTCATATTTAGTTAAAAAGAAAATTCTCCTATTTATCTTGAAGAATGTGTGTACCAGACTTACGAGAGTATTTGCTGAATTATGGGAAATTTTGTTCGGCAAGGTTCCGTCTGGAGTTCTTGACACATCTCACATGGATTCTTATATTAAGCTTCTCTGGTTTTTTATGTTTTGCGTATGGGTTATTGACCAGGCAGACAGGAAGCTTCGTCGTGATCTATCTAATTATGTTGTTCGTTTGATAGCTATGATAGTTTACGGTGATGATTTTCTTTATAACAAAGGAGATGAAGTATGGGCAACTTATTTTTGTGGGAAGGCATACAAAGAATGGTTGATGAAATTCCTTCAGGTAAATTTGAGAGATCTCTATGATGGAATTTCCTTCTGTTCTAAGGAGCATAATGGATATTTGACCCACAAGGGCTCATCCTTCTTGAAAATGTACTCAGTCCTTAATCCGTACAAGACAGATACCAATCAACAATGTAATTTTCTCCCTTACCGTGAAACAAAAGAGTATGTTATGAGATGTTTTAGTGGTCGTGAACCTAAGACCCGTGATATCCTAGATATGCTCTTATCTTGTATGGCTCATGGCTATGGCACTTACGCATCGAACCCAAATGCTTATTGCTTTCTCAAGAATTTTTACAAAGCTCTAATATATGAGAATGGTCTTCTAGAAATGTCAGCTATTGACGATGTTGTTTCACGTTTGAGTGCGAGAGATCTAAAACAATACCGAATGCTGGGAATGGATTTAGACGATATTAAATCGGGATTCCCGGAGTTGACGACTTTAGTTAATAAGAATGTGTGGGACGAAGAGTATCATCAAATTACTTCGTATGAAATTAATACTAATGCCAGTGCAGACTGGAATTATGATGTTGTGTAATCCGGGTTTGTTCCCCGGTATATAAAGTGATAAACACAAAATTGAAAAGTAAGAGAGGAGTAGGGAGGGATAGCGCCCGTAGGGCGAGCCTTTCTGAGACATCTTACGACTTAGG